AAGATGATTGAGGACCGGCCAGAGTTTATGAAGATTTTGGACCAGATCATCGACATCCGGAAGATTAGCCCGCATACGGAGTGCTGCATCGTCGTGGAGAAGCAGGACCGGCTGGCGAGGACTCTCCTGGCCCAGGAGCTTGCCTTGAACGAATGCGCGGAACGCAACATCCCGGTTTACGCCACGGATCGAGGCCACAAGGAAGACATCGCCCAGGTGGACGGGGACCCCTCGCGAAAGATGATCCGGCAGGTTGTCGGAGCAATGGCGGAATGGGATCGTGGCAATCTGGTGCAGAAGCTGGCCAAAGCCCGGAAGCGCAAGCGGGAAGAAACAGGCCGGTGCGAGGGCCGGTTGCCATATGGCCACAAGAACGAGCAGGAGGATTACATCCGTCAGATGATGTTTAGGCTCCACACTACAAACGGGCGAGGATACGGGCAGATTGCGGCCCACCTAAACAAGAACGGTTTTTCCAATCGCAGTGGAAACCTCTGGACCCGTTCTAATGTTCGGAGCATACTCAATTCTCGCCTTCCGGCTAGACATCCAAAGCAGAACTGCGGACTGTTAGAGGATGGTAAGATACGTTTACGCAATATATGACAGCCGGTATGCACGGCTAGCCTCCCTGTGGGCTCGCTCCTGGATGTCCCGGGGGTGGGTTCCTCGATTCCTCTCTCCTAACGATTTGGAGCGTTCGGGCGGATCAGCCGCCCTAGCGGCCCGGCACCGTCATGGACGTCGCACGAGCCGATACATCATCACCTCGATGGGTTCGATCAATTTCAGTTATTGGCCTAAGAATCGGGGGCGGGTGATCGCAGTGCCTATCGGGACAGGAGGCTGGGATGTTGCCAAGCTGGTTCATTTTCAGCCGGGAGATTCGGACGACAAAGTTTACAATTGCGGACGCTGGCTATGTCTATCAGCCAAAAAGAGCTTGACATAGCCGCGCGGGTAGCCGAGGCGCTTCACCAGCACGACAATGCCACGGCGGCGATGATCGTCGCCGAGATGGCAGAGACGCCACTGAAGTCGGCAGACGCTCGCAACCCCAAAGTCGCGGACCCATTTTTACAGTCCTATCTTCACAATCTCCTGGAGCAGGATTGTTTCATCCAGGCGGCGCAGATTCTCTGGAGCCCTACTCAGTTCAATCCGAATCCGATGGGGACCCGGGAGGTTTGGAGGCTCTTCGAGGAGACAGACACCGGCCTGATTATGGGCGCGGCCAAAATGAGCAAGAGCTTCAGCATGGGCGTTCGGCTGTTCCTGGAGTGGGTCCGTGACCCGGAATATACCACGATTCGCGTGGCCGGGCCGAGCGAGAACCACCTGGAGGAGAATCTGTTTTCTCATATCGTCAATCTCCATCAACAGGCTACGTTGAAGATGCCCGGTGACGTGGGAGACTTGTTCATCGGCCTGGATCGCCGCAACCAGATTTCCTCGATCCGGGGGATCGTGATCCCCAAAGGCAACGTGCGAAAGGCCGGGAGACTGCAAGGTGGTCACAGACGCCCGAGGACCTCTCCGCATCCACTGTGGGGGCCACTGTCCCGGATGTTCATTTTCCTGGACGAAATCGAGAACATCCCGATGGGCATCTGGCAGGACGTGGACAACGTTTTGTCGGAAATTGAAAAGGGTGGCCAGGGGTTCAAGATTTTCGGAGCATATAATCCGAGCAACTCTACGGATGAAGTGGCGAAGCGCGCGGAGCCGCCGTTTGGCTGGGGAGACTTTGACCCGGACACGCATTATCGGTGGAAGTCAATCCGTGGCTGGGACGTATTAAGACTTGACGGCGAACGCTGCGAGAATGTCATCCAGGGCCAGTGCATCTATCCGGGTTTGCAAACGCGCGAGGGCCTGGAGCGTATCGCCAGGAATGCCGGGGGGAGACAAGCCCCAGGATACCTCACGATGGGCCGGGGGTGTTATCCCTTTGTTGGAGTCGAGGCGACGGTGATTCCGCCGGGGATGCTCCTCGGCTGGCGGCGAGAGTATATCTGGTATGATGATCCGAAGCCGGTGGCTGCCGAGGACTTGGCTTTGGAAGGGGACGATGATGCCGTGTGGACTCTCGGGAGGTTCGGTCTCGCGACGGGGATGAAGTATCCGCCGTCGCTGGAGTTTCCCCAGGGCCGGACAGTGATGTTCAAGGACCGGACTGGAAATGTCACTCCGCGATGGGCGCTCCAGGCGGATCATCAAGTGGTAGTCCCCAAGGGTGACACAATTGCCATGAAGACCTGGACCATCACCACGAACCGGCGTGCGGGAATTCGTCCGGAGTTTTTCGCGTGTGATCGGACGGGCTCGGGCGCGGGTGTTGCTGACTTGATTCGCTTCGAGTGGTCTACTTTGATCCATGATGTCAATTATTCGGAGGGCGCGAGCGAGACAAAGATCATGTTCGAAGATCAGCAGACCGCGAAGGAGCAGTGTGATCGGGTGTATAGCGAGCTTTGGTTTGCGCTGCGTGCGTGGGGTGAGTTTGGGTATTTTTCGATCCACCCTTCACTGGACTTGAGCAAGTTGACGCAGCAGTTGACGCAGCGGCGCTTTAAGACCCAGGGCAAGAAGATCAAGGTTGAATCCAAGAAGGATTACAAGGCTCGGGGATACTCGTCGCCGGGCGAAGCGGATTCTCTGACGCTTCTCGTGCATGCCGCCAGGAAAGGGTCTGGGGTTATCCCCTCAATGCGCGGTGAGGATGTAATGAGTCCGGGCGCGAACGAGATGGACGACTGGAACAGTCACGCATACCCAGGTGGGGTGAGAATTGATCCCTCGAATTTGACAGACCACCTGGATACCGGGGTAACTATTTTATGAAGTCAATTCAGCCCAACATTTACCCCAAGTCGGGATATGTATTTAACGAGTCGGACGGTTCGAAACACGTGGCTTCGTCTTGGCCGGGCGTCATCGCGCGCGTGAAGCGCTATCGGGAGGGCCAGGGCCGGGATTCGAGCACGGTGGAGCATGAAGTCATTTTCCAGGCGTGTCTTCGAGAGCCTATTCTCTGTCACGAGGACAATGGGGACACGCGGGCGGAAGTCAAGAAATCTTCGCTCCGGTCCCGGGTGCTCCGGTGGCTTGGCGAACTGACGAAACGCAAACCGACGAACTTTGTGGATGGCGGTCTTCACGCGGCTCGCACGGACGTTTGCATCCGCTGCCCGGTGGATAAGGGAATGCCGGGAGGCGGCTGCGGCGCGTGTAAGGCTGCTGTTCGGGAATTACAGGAGGAGGTTGTCGGGCCGAGGCAGACGGACAGCCGGATTACCGCCTGCCCAATCCTGGGAGAATACCTGCCGGTCTCAACGTGGCTTGACGAGCCCACGGTTGTTAACCCGGAGCTTCCGGGTGAGTGTTGGAGGCGAAGATCATGATTATCAAACTTACTTGTAAATTCGTGTGGTCAATGATTCGCCACTGGTGGGCGAAGGCTCGCGGTTACCGGGTGATCGCTCCTTTGGGTGTTCGGTCCTATCGCGAAGGCGTGTGTCATCGGTGCGCTCTTCGTGATGACGATATTTGCTCCCGATGCGGGTGCCTCGTGTTGTCGAAAACCATGATGGCCTTGGAGCGGTGTCCCGAGAATTACTGGGGTCCTGCCTGGGTGCGCTCAAGTTGACATGCGCCAGCCAGATAGCGACTCTTAAACCAGACTATGGCCGACATTGCTGAAGTTGCCCAGTCAAGCTTATTGGGCACCGGATACCCTGCGAACTACCTCGGAGCCGTGATCCAGAGCCCCAGGCTCGACGCTTCGGGGAAACCCACGCAGTCTAGTATCCGAGATGTTGCTATGGCTCGGGACGTGATCAAAACCGTGATCATGGCCGGACGCAACCGGTCAATAGTCAATTCCCGAATTCTGGCGAAGTATAACGCTGAGCGCCCGTATGACGCTTACAAGCTCGAAGCTGAAGGGCTCGGCTGGCGCTCCAATTTCACAACCAAGCCGCTGCCGTCGTTGATCGAGAAAGTCGCACCGCGATTCGTCGCCGTCGTGGACGGCCTGAAGTATTTTACCAACTCTTCGCTCTCGCCGAAGTGGCAGGCGTCTCAGGTGAAGACCCAGAAGTTTCGCGAGAAGGTGACCGAGGTGATCCGGGCGCGCAAAGGGTTCAAGACGCTGGTGGAGGACATCGCGTTTGACAACGCGCTCTTTGGCCACACGATTGTCTCGTGGCTGGACGAATTCAACTGGTTCCCCAAGCACTTCAAGCAGGACGAGAGTTTCGTCGCGGACGGCACCAAGTCGGATACGCGGTGGGCGCAAATTGTGGTGCTCAAGGAAATCTTTTTGCCGCATGAGCTTTTCTCCCAGATCAGTCCGGACCGTGACGCGGCCAAGACTGCCGGATGGCTTCTCCAGAATTGCGCGGACGCGATTAACCGCGCTTCGCCGATCCAGATCAGGGATCGTTTAAACGTGGGTGGAACGCTGGAGACGTGGTATCAGAACGCGCTCCGGGAACTGACCATCGGAGCTAGCTACATGGCGGGCAACTCGGTCATTGTCGTTTACACTCTCCTGGCGCGCGAGGTGGACGGCACGGTCTCGCACTACCGGCTGGCCGGTCCCGAGATGCTTTCAATTTTCGAGCGGGAGAACCGGTTCCCCTCGATGGAAGACTGCTTGACGTTTTTCACCTTTCAGAAGGGCAACGGGACGCTGCACGGGTCGAAGGGCGTGGGCCGGGATGTCTACGAGATGGCTGCGATGATTGATCGGACCCGCAACGAAGTGGTGGACCGGCTGATTATGTCCGGCAAGACCCTCGTGCAGGGCGATGTTCGGCGAATCCACACT